AAAGCTAAATCAAATTTAGATTGAACAACTTCTCTAATTACAGATTTCTCAGTTGCAAACTTTCTAGGTAAATAAAATATTTCAACACCATAAGTCTTCAGTTGTTCATTAATCAAATCCTGAACAAGATTTTGCTCTGAAGTAGTGCCTTGAGTAAAATAGGGATTAAGTACCATGAAACTACCCTATCATGTCTAGAGGAGGAAGTTCATAAGTATTGGACATTTGATCTCTGATTATTTCTAAATCTTTTTCAGCATCATCATAAATTTGTCTACCATTTAATTCTATTCCACCTGGTAATTTAACTCCAGCAAATTTAATTAAATTTTGACCCCACTGTCTTTTCATAGTTGCAGTAAGATATTTCTTTAAGAAAGAATCATTCCAGACCTTACCATAATCACTTGGGTCTAAAGTTGAAAAACAATCTACTATAACATAATCATCTTTGTTTATAGTATTCCAATCAATATCCAAATATAATCTTTCTTGTCTTTTATTAAATCTTATTTGTTTTTGAGTTGTTAGTAGAAAATCCAAATCAGCCAGATATGTTTTAGTCATTGCATAAGATAGGACTTCTGATGCACCCATGTAATAAATATCATTCAAAAACATTTGATATTTAATACTGAACATACCACTTGATATGGCATTTGATCCATCATAGTGAAATATTTTTGTAATTCCAATAATATTATCTGGTACTTTTAAATAATTACCATTCTCATTCCATGTAAATGATTGAGTTGCACCATCAAAACTTTGTGTAGCAGTTTCTGTTGTTATACCTACAGAACCTTCCTTACCTGGTTGAGAGGTTCCTCTATCAATATCTTCTTGTGTAAGTTTATACTTGAAAAGTGCGGGATAAACACCATCAAAGTGTCTTTCCTGAAAAAACTGAACAGCATCATCCACCAAATCTTCTACCTGTTCATCAGCTATGTTAATCTCCAATACTGGAGCACCTAACTGCCTTTTACAGTAATCTATAAGTTCTGTTCGATTAGATGGTTGAGCCATTTAAGTATTATTCTCCTAAAATATTTATAGTGCAGATGAGATACCAGGTCTCACATAGATCATTCCATCAACAATTCTGTAGATGGTTGCTCCAGAACTAACCAGAACATCATACATGTATCTTCCCTGACTTAAACTTCTTGTATCAGTTGAACCTAATGAAATCGTAAACCCATAACCAACAGAAGCAGTGGTATCAATACCCACTGAAAAAGTAGCATCAGCAGTAGTACCAGATCCAATTGAGATGCTTTTCCTTATCTGAGAAGATCCTGTCCATCCACTTGTAGTATTAACTCCAAGAGAATTTGTAGTAGAAAAGTTATAACCAGTATTTGCAGTATTAACTACTTCAAAAGATGCACTAAAATCTGCACCCGTATTGAGTGTTAGATTTACAGGAAATGCAACTCCTGCATCAGGATCAAAAATAACTTTATTACTTGCCATTGACTAACTCTTTAAGTAAAGATTTGATTTCACCAATTTCACCTTTAAGATCACTAAGATCTTGTTCCATAATATCAACCCTTTCATGCTCACTTTTCTTTTGTTTACGACGAGCCAAGTACTGATCATATTCAGACTGACTCGTATTAATAATACAATTTGTAGAAGGATCTCTAACTAAATTGCTATGATCCTTTACTTTAACATGATTTTTTTTCATATTAAGCAAGAGCAATAACTCTTAGTTCCTTTATTCTAGGAACATAAGCCTGATTTGATGAAGTTAGATCTAACTTAATTCTAAATGATTTGAATGATGGTAAATCATTAACTGAGAAAGTAAGTTCTTTATATACCAAATCTTTAGATAAGAAACCACTAACATCAGATTTAGTTGTTAAAGAATCTGGTCTTCCACTACTCTTATCAAGAGAAATAATTTGACCACGATCATTTAAATTATCAAATCCTGGGAATGCAGTAAATATTGGTTCAAAATTCTCTGTTTCACTAATAGCATAAAATGCTCTAATGTCAGAGTATTCATTAATGTGTGCAGATAGAATAATCTTAACAGAGGTCGCAGAATTTTCTAAAGTATTTTCTTTAGAAACATATTGACATGATGTAGGATCATCCTTAAGACTGTTAACTCTATTATCAGTTAGATAATTTGAAACAGGTGTATCAATCCTATTAGTAGTCAAACATGCAGACATTCTTTGCCCATCAATAACAGGTGATAAACGAGAATCATTTGTTTGTAATGTCAATTCCATAGCAAATGATCTATTGCCAATTATATTTTCCATCCCTGCTTGAGATGTTTCATTAATCCTAGAAGCAATAATTCTAGGTGAATCGAGATAATTAGTTTTATTCAAAGTAACAGATTCGTCTCCTTGATTAATGAAGGATAAATCTATTCCTTTACCAGAACCATCATTTACACTTGTTCCTGATGTTGATCTTATAGATGCACTAATATTTGTTCCAGAAACAGTAGTATTCTGAATCATTGGAGAAATAATTTCATACGGCATATTTTGAGTCGCATGAACATTAGCACCACCAGTGGTTTTAGAACTATTGATATAAAGTTTTCTGAAACTTTCAGAAGTGCTTCTACCAATACCCTGTTCACCTAGATTTAATTTTACATTATAAGAATCAAATGTTATTGGATTAGATAATGTAACATCATCCAATAAATGACTTCTATTAATTCTCTTAAGAGATATTCCACCAAGTTCATATTTTGTAATAGGAGTTCCTACAGCATAAGCTCTTGCATTAGATCCTCTAGTTATTCCACTAAGAGTTCCACTTGCAGAACTTGTATACTTGATAATTTCATCACCTATCTGTGCATATCCTGGATTGGTTGATGCAACAGAAACATTTTCAAACAATCCAAAGTTGGATGTTTGAGCAACAGATATTGCAGTTGTTGCATCTGATGCATATGCTACTGATAAGGTTGTTGGAACCTGATCAGGTTCTACCTTTGATAAGGTAACATAGTTTTGTTCATGGTGCATACCATGATTTCTATGATCAACATTAAAATGCAATCCATCACTTACGGTTTCAATCGTCCTTGCTTTAGTGCTACCACCGTTTATAGCAGTTCCAGTACCAACAGCGATATCATAATAAACATCACCTGTTAAGTTAAAGTCACCTTGAACTTCATCTAGAATTAACTGGTCTGTTGCTCCAATAGAAACCACAGATAATCTACAATTAAGTCCAGAAGCAAATGTTTGTATTCCTATAACATCACCAATTCGATAGCCACTTCCAGAATGAGCAACGGTAGCAGCAACTGCAACACCATTAGCAACATGAAGATTGACTGTCATATCACGACCTTTTCCAGTTATATTGGTTACTGCAATTCCAAGGAATCCATCACTACCTGATGCAGGAGTATATCCTATACCAGCATTAATAACATTAAGATTACCAGTTGCAATACCAGCAAAGGCAGTTAATCTTCCAGTAGCAGTTCTATAAGAATTTGCATCCTGTTGGTAAACTTCTGTACCAGTAGTAAATGTATGATTTGAAAGTTCACTTAATGTTGTTCCTAATCCAACTCTTAGTTCTTTTGAAACTAAGTTGATTGAATCTGGCATTAGTTTTGGAACTTGTCCATTACCCTGAGTTAATATAGGACTGTAAACATTAACAGTTCCTTCTAAATCAAATTCACATCTATTCAATTTAAATTTAAGATCTTCCCACTGACTTGCTTCCCAAGTTTGTGCGTTCTGTGATTTAAATAATGATCCAAGGAATGGTTGCTGAGAAACAGCTTCATCTGTTATAAGATCATTTTCACCAACTCTAGAAGTGTATACCTCATACTTAGTTGACTGTGATTGAAGAACCACACAATAAGTACCTGTTGCTTCTAAGTAAACAGGTGCTTCAAAATGGAATCTAGTTGGAGCAGAACCGTCTCTAGATGTAGCAATTTCATTTGGTTGTTTTGATACTAATGAAAGAGGTATGATGTTTTCTGTAGGATATCCATTACTCATCGGTCTTAAATGAGCGAAGCAAGGAATATCTTCATCATCTACTTCAGCAAAGTAAACATCAACACTACTCATAAACACACCAGTTGCATCACCAACATAGAATGATTGTGCAAGAGGATCATCATCACTCCAGT